CTGATAGCGTGATCACTACCAGCCAAGCTACCGCCTCGATCACTTCCTACTTCCAGAAGGATGTTGACGGCACCGTGTTCCTGCCGAACAGCTTTGATGAAGCTTTCCAAGTGGTGAGCGCTAGCCGTTACGACAAGAACCACGAAGTGTATGTGGAAATCAACAAGCAGCTTGGCGCTTCGGGCAACACTTACTATTACGATCGCGTGGCATTTGTTGCTTGCGTGATGAACTACAACGAGAGCTATCCTGCTGATAACCTCGTGGAAGTGACATTTGATCTGACCAGCCGTGGCCGCATTGGTATTCACCAGAATGCTTCCGAAACTGGCAGCATCATCCCCACCGCTCCTAATTCCTGATTCTTTTATTGAATCTTCGCTAGCCTGTCCCTACGGGGACAGGCTTCTTAATGAACATTTCACAACTGCGCGAGACAGTTACTGAGCTGCTTTCTGCATCGCCTAATCTTATTGGCACTTATACGTTGCCAAACAATTCAACGCTTCCTGCCGTGTATGTAGTGGGCAGGCAAAGCGTGCCAAAGGAATGGAAAGTGAAGGGCTTGGAAGTAACAATGCGGGAGTTTCCCGAGCTTGTACCAAGCTCTCCCTTGGGAGGCACTGTAAAAGTGACGCAAGTATGGGAAGTAATTTTGGTGCAATACACGCCAAGCTCCAATACGCTTGCATTGGCAATGGACAGAATGGTGCGAAGATTTCCTGACGCCACGCAAAGATACTTTCCTGGCGATGACATCGCGTATGAGCGGTGCCGCTTTCTAGTTCCTGATTTAATTCTTCGTAATCTAATTGCACCATGAGTGGAAAGATTGTTGGTGGAGAATTTATTAATCCACAAAAGCTTGAACAAAAGCTTGCAAAAGCTTTTGAGACTTGGACTCAATTTGATGTGAATGATTACTTTCGTGATCAGTTTTTAGAAGATAAATGGTCTTACGACGGTGAGACAGAAAGAAAAAATGGTGAAACGGTTGGAAGTCCTCGTAATATTTTTGACTTAGGAGAGCTTTACAGGAGTGGTCGCGATAGCTTCTCTATTTCCCGAGGCAGCATAGATGTCACTGCTTCATGGGACTGGGACGCCAAAAACGACAGCGGAAGGGGATATGCTTGGTACGTCCACGAAGGGCTCAGTACTAATCTCACTCCACGACCATGGACGGACATATTTCAGCAGCGAGATCTATTCAATGGCAGTAATGTAGGCAAAGAGCTTCGAGCGCGTATTCGCACTGCATTGAAATGAGAATTGATTATCTATGGAGCGATGACAATACGGTGCATGCCATCAATTGCTTAGTTGATGGCGCGGCTTTAGAAGTGGGCATCCTTTGTCTTGTTTCTTGCAGGGAAACGACGATTAGAATAAGCAACGAAAATCATTCAATGCTGATTGAAGTGCCACCAGAGTTTCGCTCTTCTCATGAGCGAGTGAAGGTGTTCAACGCATTGTTAAACATTCTCGATCATGAGCAAATACAGCTTCCTAGTTCAAACCAAAACTGAAGGCTATTTTGAGCTGCTGCCCGAAATCCGCCTGAAGAAATATGGTAGTTGGCTTGTCGCTGAATCCATTGAACAGGAGGAGATCAGCAAGCTGCAAAGCCAAGCTACCATTCGTGCCGTTCAGCTTGCAAAGCGCATTGCTGCCTCGCGCGAGATTCCTCTAGATGAGGCCTTTGCGTTGCTGCAAGGTGGCGGTTCTATTTCAGAGGCCGAGCTGCTCTCTGAGTTCACGGAAGAGACGCTGAGCATGATTACCAGTGGATCGTCAGTGGAAGCCACTAATGCCCGTATGGTCACTGCTTTCATTCGCTCTCGCGGGCAGGGTCTCATCGATGGCGAATGGCAAGATCTTGGCGATTGGGAGATTGAAGACACTAAGAATCTTCCTCGCAAAGCCATTGCAAAAGTGGTTGAATTTATTGCTGAAGAGCAAAACGCTGAGACGCAGGAGGCTGTAGAAGCAAAAAAGGCAGTGAAGAGGAATTCTCCTCAGTAGCAGAAAGGCTTGAAGCGCAAGCCAGGAAGCAGCTTAAGAGCCTGACGGATTGGAACGAAATCTATTTCAGGCTCTCAGCTTCTGACTTTAAAGACGAGCGATGGAGTGCCAAAAATTTTGGCCTCCAGACGCTTGATGACGTTAAGCGTGCGCTGAAATATCTTGACCGTCATGACATTGCAAAATACAATGTTGCGAGTGTTGCGGTAGCCAAACTTGGCACAATGGCGGCAGGAATGATGGCGGGAAGAAAGAGCAAAGTGAAGCCTGAAGATTTCTTGCCGTTTGATACCAAGCAGCTCAAGAAAGAAGATGGCGTGACGGATGCAAGCTTGATTGTTCTGCAGCGTTTAATGAAGACGAGAAGAATGGATGGGCGCGTTATCGCATTGCTTGCCGACGAGATGAAAGCTTTTGCTGGGCGTAATCAGGATCAATGATTATAGAATGAAGGGAAAGTAAGCGAAAATTAAAATGGCAGCTCAAGACGCCGAACTGAAGCTTAAGGTAAGTCTTGACTTGGGATTTTTTAGGCAACAATTAGCAGGGCTTGGACAAGCTGCGGCTGGATATAATCTTCCCGTAAGAGTGCAGTTTGATCGACGTTCTGTTCAGGACGAGCTCAATGCTCTTGGGGCAAATATTCGACGGAGAAACTACAGGCTAACTGTCGAAACAAATTTATCCGCTGAAATAGCAAAAGCAGATACTCTCGCCAGAAAACTTGGAGAGCTTAGCGGAAAGCTTAAAGCAACTCGCGGAGGGGGTGGAGTAGCACAAGGTCGAGAAGCAATATCTCAAATTGAAGAGGTATTACGAGGAGGTCTTTCGGGGCGCGCATTCGGCATACAAAAGGCCCAAGAAAACATTGCAAAACAGGCAATTTTATCTCGCCTTGAAAAGGCATCATTAAGCAAGGGGGGTTATAACACAGCAGGCCTTGAAAAAATTATTCGCGATCTTGGCGGCACTCCAACTGGCGGCCGTAAGGATTTGGTTGCACAAGCTAAGAAGCTTGTAGAAGAAAGCAATGGCATTACGGATGCCGTTTTTGATAACCTAAAAGATTTGCAGATGAAGCTTCGTCCAATTCGTGGACAAGCTCAAACGAGCGCTGCTCGTTCAATGCCCAACCTCAACCAGATGTTGGATCGCATTGCAAATCTTACGGAAAATCCTCGCGCAGCACAGCGCATGCTGCGAATGATGCCTGAAAGCAGGCTCACAACTGATCTTATTGGCGCGGCCAATAGGCAGGCTGCATTTAGGGAGCAGTATGGCGCGCAGGGATTCAGACTTCCTGGTTTTGGAGGAGCAAAAGCTTTTGATCCTCTTTTGAAGAGCATTGCTGAAAGTTTTTCAGATTACACCCGCACTGTAAATACTTCCAATCCATGGATGGGGAAAATTGGCAGTGGCATTACCACTCTTATTAGTCGAGCGTTAACGCAATCCCCTGAACAAATGTTTGGAGGCAGGACTCCCGTCGCAAGTGCAAAGCTTTTACCTGCGGCAGGACAAACTAGCGGAACTCGCTTAATGCGCGAACAACTTGAGAGAGCAAATCTTCCTCTTCTTCAGGCCCCTAGCGTCGGCCAAGAAAATGCACCCTTAAGTAGAGCCGCCACTTATATGCTGAATAGGGCTCGACGTGCGTTAGAGCTTCCGATTGGCCCGTATTCTCCTTATGAGCCGAATCCCTTTGCTGGAAGAGCAACGGTACCAAGTCGACAATATTTTACGCCAACAATGCAAGCTGCATTGCCGCCAGTAGGCGCAACCGGCGGACGACTAAGCTTATTAGAGCAGCAATTAGCTCAGTCTCGCGGCGCGTTGGGGACAGGAGGCGGAGTCGCTGGCTCTTTATTTACTGGTCGCGCACTTATAAATCCTGGCATATCAATGCTTTCGCCAGTTGGTATTTCTGGGAACTATAGGCAAATGGCCGCTGCTTTAGCAAATCAAGCAGCTAATCCTGCATTGGCACATCGACAAATTGCAGACATTGGCTTCGGAGGCGTTCCAACTGCTGCCACGGGGATGTCTGGAGAGGCATTAAATCGGGCTTTGAACCAAGCTTTCCTGCAGCGTCGAGGATTGGGTATTGGAGGCGGGCAATCATTGCCTATTTTCAATGCTCCCGGCGTAGCAGTGCAGCAAAATATCCCCGGCATGGCTTACCAAATGGGAGGCGGTGGACTGGGAGGGTCAATGGGAATGTTCCCAAGTGCGGGAATGATGGGACCATCAAGCCCGTTGACGATCAATGCTCAGAGCAGCATGTTTGGCGGTGGTGGAGCCATGCCTCCTGGAGGAGGCGGTGGCGGCGCAGGAGGAATGGGCGGGATGGGCGGCTTTGGTCGTGCATTAGGAAGCGTTAATCTTCCTGGCGCTGGAGCCATTCGTGAACTTGGTCAAGAATTTGCTTTTGCTACACAGCAAGTATTGCTCTTTGGTCAAGCATATAAAATGCTTGCCTTTATTCAGAATTTTCCAGCACAAGTTGGAGCGGCTGTAAGTCAGCTTCAAAACTTCCGCAACACTCTTGACGCCATTTCTCCGACCGCCGAGGAAGCGGCGTCCTCCAATCGTCTAATCCTTGATTTAGTTGAGAAATATAATGTGCCGCTGCAATCGGCACGAGATGGCTTTACGAAACTCTATGCTTCCATGGCTCCTGCTGGTTTTAGCGGAGACCAAGTTAGAGACTTGTTCACTGGCATCACACAAGCTGCTGCCACATTTGGCATGAGCGCGGATAAAGTAGATCGCGTGAATTATGCCTTTGCTCAGATGGCAAGCAAAGGACAAGTAATGAGCGAAGAATTGAAAGGACAGTTGGGCGATGTGTTGCCTGGTGCTATGGCGATTTTTGCTGAAGCTGCTGGCTTCAAAGGACCAAAAGCCATTCAGGATTTCTCTGCTGCATTAGAAGATGGCGCCTACAAAGGACAGGCAATGGTCGCATTGCTTAATAATGTGGGCATTGTAATGAAGCAAGAATTTGGCCCCGGAGCTGAAGGCGCTGCTCGTACTTTCCAAGGTGTCATTAATCGCATGCAAAATTCAATGACTCTCTTGTACGAGAGCTTTGAACCTGTTGCCGTGGGATTCTTAAATACTGTTGTGGTGCCATTAACTGATGGGATCAAGCAGATTTCTGATGGATTTAATGCTTTCTTCACGGGAACAGCAGCGCAAACGGCAGGAGGGTTTGGCATTGCTCAAGAGCTTGAGCGACTGCGTCCTGCCTTTGACGGCATTGCGCAAAACATGGGACAGCTTATTGACCAGTTTGGTCAATTTGCGCGAATTGCTCTTGATGTGGGCAAGATTTTATTGCAAATTGCTGGTAATCCGCTTGTCGGCTATCTTGCTCGTCTTTATGCCATTGCATTGCCAATTAATATTGCTCTCAATGTAATGAAAGGACTATGGGCCTCGAACGCATTGCAGCTTGCAATCTTTAATGCCCGCGTGGCTACTGGCAGTAGTACATTAAGCGCTTTCAGGGGGATGATGGCGGCTACAGGCGCCACTGCGCAAACCACTGCTGCTTCTATTCGTACTGCAGGCATTACACTTCGCACTTTCTTTGCCACGACTGGCATTGGCTTGGTTGTTACAGGCATCAGCATGTTGATTGAGCGAATAATGATGCTTAATCAAAAGATGGACGAAACTCGACAGAAAGCGGCGGGGGCTGCAAGTGCTATTCGTATGATGTCAGGCACAGAAGCCAGGGCAGCAGAGCAATCTTATGCTGGATTCGCTCGTAGTCTTGAAGGTCTAAATAAGCAATTGCAAGAAGGTCAGCTAAGAGGCAAAGCTTGGATCGCGGTGAACAGACAGCAGCAAGCGGCATTAGAAGCCGCTGGCATAACGCCAAGTGTGGTAAGAGGACAAGCGCAAATACAGCCAACTCGGATTGCTGGAGCATATCAAAAGCTTATGCAGCTACAAGCAGAAGCGTCATATCAGGTTTCTAGAACTCAGTTTGAAGAGAAGCAAGCACAACAACAACTTACTAGCCTTCCTTCTATTCCTATCGAAACAAAGGAAAAAGATAAAACAAAAGGAATGAGAAGAAATCTCGACGAAATTGTTTCCGCCGAAATCCTGCGCCTTAGTGAATTAGAAAAGGCAAATATCAAGCTGGCTCAAGCCGAAACTGCTGCATTAGCACCAGACACAATACAAGCAGAAAGAATGCTTGATTACTACGAAAAGTTTAGGAATAACCTCGTTGACATTCAAGCTATTCAAGCTCAAATCAGCATGCTTGAGCAGAATAGGGCTAAATTCTTGCAAATTGGATTAACAGGAGAAGAGCTTGACGCGCGATTAAAGGACTTGCGCAATGAATTAAAAATTGCGACAATTGATCTAGCGGCTACGGAACAAGACTATAGGAATCAAGCGAAGCAAGACGCCGAAGAGGAAGCGAGACAAATACAGGAAAAAATCAAAAAGCAACAAGAATTAAATCGTCTACTTGAAGATGCAGCAATTGCTGCCGACAAAATTAGCCCTCGGCAAGCCGGAATTATTCAGCAACGCAGGGGATTTCAGGACACTGTTTCTCGCGCGACCGAACTTGGTGCCACTCAAGAACAAATTGGTTCTTTACAACAACTACAAATGGCGGTTCCCGAAGCAGGATCTGTTCAAGAATACATTAGAAAACTTCGAGAAGAATTACAGCAACTTATCTCTGTACAAAATCTTGCAGCAATTTCCGCTCAGGGCATTGGTCAAGCCTTAGGTGAAGCAATGACTACTGGCGTAGCAAGTCTTATTTCTGGCACCGCCACTGCCAAGGAAGTATTTGCAAGTTTCCTGCAAAGCGTGGGTCAAGCCTTGTCTCAAGCGGCTTCACAGATGATTGCCACTTACATTGCCATTGGCATTGCAAAAATGTTTGCGGGCCTTGGCGGAGGCGGTGGAAATCCAGCAGGTAGCGGAGGAGGTATTTCAGACAGCCTTCCTGGAATACGACAATACGCAGGAGGCCTTGGAGGAGGTGGAGCACCCGGATCTATGCCTTTTGCGCCACCTGCGTTTGCGAATGGTGGCATTGTTACTGGTCCCACGCTTAGCCTCATTGGCGAAGGCAAATACAACGAAGCTATTGTTCCCCTCCCGGACGGTCGTTCCATTCCCGTGCAGCTTGGTGGACGTTCTGCCCGTGACCTCATGGGCAATGGCGCCCCAGGCATGCCTCAGGCGCCTTCCCTGAGCA